GGTAGCCGCCGGCAGCCCGGATCAGCCGTATATCCTCGGTCACATATATGTCTCTTGCCTTGATATACGGCAGTCCGACCTGTAACGCGGATTTGATCCGCGACAGTGCTGTTTTCATAGCCCTCCCATACTCCCCCGGCTGAACAGGCGCACAGGGACGACAGCCTCGGCGTCGGAACTTCCCTCCGTTGGATCATCGGCTCCTAGACCGATACGGCCGTCGCCGATCCGCTCCAGAAACCTGATGGTATTGTCGTAGCGCTTCTGCCAATGTTCAGGCGGCCCGCCGCGCCGGGCATACAGGTTATAGACGGCGATGTCTACCGCCAGCTTGACGACCACAGCCGGGACCGGCGACAGCGGCAGGGTATAGCGGCCGGCCAGATAGCCGTCGATTTCCACCGCCGCCGTTTCCAGCGCGTTATCGGCAACCACGGCATCGATGGCGCCGGCGCCGGCGTCATCGGTCAGCTGGACCAGCATGTCCTCCGGCAGCTGTTTTTTCAGGTCATCGATGGTGGCGTAGCTCATGATTTAGAGTTTCCTTTTGTAGTTTGCGGCCGGATTCTTCGCCGGGTCCGTGGTGACGACGATCGTCAGCATCGGCTCGGCCCGCAGGATCTCGAGCTGATCGGGGCTGAAGGCGTCGTCGGGGTACTCTGTCGGTCGCGCCGGGTGGGCGATGCCGCAGCGGCGGAACATGTCCTGCTTGCTGGTGATGGTGATCATTAGTCACTCCTTGGTGATGATTGCACGCCCGAGCCCGGGGTAACCAGCTTTTGTCTCCCAATGGGAGACATTCATCTGCCATTGCATGCCCGAGCCCGGGGTAACCAGGCTCGGGCCGTTCTCATTCAGCCCAGGATCAGGCTCCGGTGCTGCCGTAGCTCAGCTGCCAGAAGGCATAGCCACCGGCGGCCCGTGCCTCGGCCCCGTACTTGTATTCCTTGCGCATGAACACGTCGTCGGCGTTCATATCGATCTGCTGCACGAATACCGGCGCCTTGCGCTGCTGGTAGATGAACGGCTTGACCGCCCGGCTGGTCACATGGAGGAACCAGGCGGTGGAGCTGGTCAGGCGCGGATTGACCAGCACCCGGGCCGTGCCCTTGTAGGGGTTGGGGCTGTCATCGGTGAGCTTGTCGCTCTCGCAGATCAGCCGCGCCGTGGCCTCGAGCGCCGGCGGGACCTCGAGGAGATCGGGGATCAGGGCCAGCGGCCGGCCCTCGTCGTCCTTGAAGGTCATGATTGCAGTCCGGGCCGCACCGTAGGATGCGGCGGCGTTGGCGGTGGTGGTCGCCAGCAAAGCGGCGGTGCCCTTGTTGCTGACGCTCGCCCCGGCCACCGGATGGTCGGTGTCGTAGAAATACTGGCCGTCATAACAGAGCGCGGCAAAGGCGTTGTTCTTGAGGGTCGCGTCGATCTCGTCGGGCAACTGCTTGGCGCTGTAGCCGGCCTCCTGAGCCATGGGCGCATAGATTCCCAGCTGATCGTCCTCCAGATCATTGCGGTCGACGGCGATGGTGGCCTCCCAATCCTTGTTGGTAATGGCATACTTGAACGCCTCCAGCGACTTCACGACCTTGTCGCCTATCCACTCGCGCATCTTGGGAAAGCGGGACAGCCAGTTGTAGTTGCTGACCGCGCTGCCGCTCGGCACCAGCATGGTCGTCTGTTGCCAGATCGACGGTGCTTCCTCGAAAGCCTTGTTAAAGGTCGTTTTCAGGTTGAGAAAAACGGCCTCCAGATTGTTTCTGTTGATGATCATTGCAAACCTCCGTGTGGTGATTGATTATGCGATATAGACCCAGACTCCGTCCGACTCGACCCCGAGGCACTTGCCGACGACGATGTCGTTGGTGGCCGCGGCGGCAGTGGTGACGGTCTCGTCATCCTGTACCACGACGTTGGCGCCCAGGGCGGCAATGGTCACGGCGGTGGTGCCGTTTTTCAGCTTGAACGCCTTGCCGCGTTTGATGATGACGTTGATGGCGGCGTTGGCGCCGCTGGAATTGTCGGCCGTCTCCTGGGCAATGCCCATAACGACGATACTGGCCGCGTCGCTCGCTTCAATGGCGTAGCCGCTGGCATTGACCGCGACAATTTTTCCGGCTTCGATCTTGGTGCTGGCCGCGACCGCCAGCGAGATGAGGGTGCCGTCCTTGAATGGGGTGTTTCGTTCAGCCATGGTTGTTCTCCTTGATTATTTGCCGTACTTGGCGAGATCTTCGGCGCTATTGCCAAACATCGCCGCGATGGCGGCCTGCTCGCTGTTCAATGCCGTGCTCTGGTCCTTCGGCTGCCGGCCATCGAGACCGGAGGCGCCGCCGATCGCCGGGGCCGCCTTGACGAACTCGGCGAATCGTTCCAGCCCGCCTTCCTGCCGACACTGCGCCTTGTGATACTCGACGGTGGCCGGGGTGATCTTGCCCTCCTGCAGGGCCTTCTCGATCTCCATGGTGATGGATGCCTCGAGTTGCTCCTGCCGTATCCCCTTCATCGCCTGCTCGGCATTGGTCGCCCGGGCCAGGGCCGCGTCGTAGTCGGCGCGGGGCACGAACTTCTCCAGGCTCGGAGCCTCGGCCCGGTTGGCCGCCGCCGCCATTTCGCTCTTCAGTTCCTTGATTTTGGCCAGGGCCGTCTCCTGGTCGGCGTCTTCGGGCAGCCCCAGGGCCGCCAGCAATGCTTTCAACATAGTGTCCTCCGTGTGTGGTGGCGGATCGCCGCCGTTGTCACTGTTGAGTGCCGGCAGCACCAGGTTCGGCTGATTGGTCAGCCCGACCGAGGTGATGCCGACGATATCGCCGCTGGCCCTGTCGTAAATGATGACCGGGCTCAGATAGCGATACGCCCGATTGGCGACCAGCGCCTTGCCGTCACCTGTCCATTCGGTCCGGCCCCAAATCTCGCCGGCGCGGACCTCCAACTCCATCACCCAGCCGACCGCCGGGGCCGGTTCGCCCTTCGGCCCCTTGAGCTCGGTGCTGTGCTCGATGTCGATCGGCAGATCGCGGCGGAGCTGCCGAAAGCTCTCGGCGACCTGTTCCGGGTGCGGGTTGCGCCACTGCCGGCCGTCGCGGCCGATGACCTGGCCGGCCGGGACCAGCGGCACCCAGTCCGGCAGGTCGCCGTTCGCCGGGGGTATTTCCATGGTGTTGATCGCCACCGCGTTGCGTTTCATGTCGTTTCTCCCAAACCCCTCAGATCCTTTACCGTCCGCCATTGCTCTCCCCTGCAAGATGTGCCGCCATGACCATCTCGATTTCGGTTATGTCTTCGTCCTGCAGCAGCACGAAGGGGCGGGCCGGGATATCGCCCCAGGGCAGCCGCACCCGTCGCTCATGGGCCTTGACCGTGTAACGTGTGCCGCTCCGGCTGACTCGCTCGTGGCTGCGGACCCGGGCGGCGAAGGTCCCGAAGCTGAATTTCTTAACCCCGAAATTATGGACCGCCGCATATTCGACGTTGGTGCCGATGATCACCGAATCTTTCTGCACCGAGCTGGTGATCGAGTTCATCAGGCGATTGGTGTCGCGCAGGATCGACCCGTCTCGGCCGGGCAGGCTCTGGTCGGTGGACCGTTTCGACGGCTGCCATTTCACCGGCCGGCCGCTCTGCATGAAGTTTGTCCGGATCGACTCGCGGCCGATCGCGCCGATGGTTTTCAGGGCGGCCCGTTTATCGTTGCACCGGTCGATGATCCGGCCGAGCACCACGTCGAGTTCGCTGTCATCGATTTTCATTCCCGGTCCGATCATCGAAACCCCGTTCAAAACATGTTCAATCTCTTCTGTATCGAGCGCACGGCATGTGCAACGTAGTTGCGGTCATATTGCTTCGAAAATGCAAATTTGGGCCATTTCCGCCGTTTCTTGCTTTTTCCGTGTTGGGCGACTATATTTCATCATGCCATCATGGCATCGAAGGCATGTGCATCGAGGGGGCCACCCTGCCGCAACAGATGTATATGCGCCTGCCGGTGCGCCCGGCCGGTCATCGCTTTGGATAGAGCAGCAACCCGAGCCGCTGCTTTTCTGCATAGTCCAAATCTGCTCTGCCCTTTTTGAAAGGGATAAAGGCCGTCACGCCCCGATACACCCCATCCACAACCTCGAATACCGCCAGCCCTCCAACCCGTTCCTTGTCTTCGGCCTTCCACAGTGAGATATAGCGTTTGACCAGCCGGACCCGGCCGGTCTGTTTATCCTGCTGCGGGACCAACCAGATTTCAAACGGTCGCTCGATCATTCCTGCCAGCAACGGGATCGCCTCGCCATGGCCCGACTTCGCAAACTTCCACCGCTCTGCCGCCCCCTCGGCCTTATCCACCAGAAAAGAACGGAGAGAGAGGATGACAGGCTCGCCCACTGCATCGATCCTCAATTGTTCCTGCCCATACCGTTTGACAAACTCCTCTTTGTAGAACAGGTCGTCTTTGCCGGGAGGGAGCAGCTCTTCTTCATTCAGTTCCGGAATCTCAGCCGGTCTGACATTGGCCAAGGCCTGACGACGATAGTCGGCCGGTCCGGACAGGTCGTCCATCGCCTGGTATATCCCCCGTTCCGACCAATCGATCAGCCCGCCCCAGACCAGCTTGCCCGGATGGTGCTCGAAGCCGGGATCGGGCAGCAGCTGCCGCGGCATCAGCTCTTCCTGGCCGGTCTTGGGCGATATTCCCATGATCGGCTTGTCGGTCGGATCGTCTGCCTCGATCTTCAACCCCCGTCTCTCGATCTGGGACTTGGTCAACCCTATCACCGAGCAGCGGCAGCGATAGCCGTTGGGCGGGTACCACTTGTTCCAGATCGGGTGGTCGGCCGGC